TTAGAACGTTCTTGGGATAAAGAATATTTTGCCTATTTTATGGAGATGGGTACAGGTAAATCTAAAGTGTTAATTGATAATGCATCAATGCTTTATGACAAAGGCGAGATTAATGGGCTTCTCTTAATTGCCCCAAAAGGTGTATACAAAAATTGGTACGAGGGTGAGATACCTACGCACATGGTTGACCACATTGAAAAAAATGTAGTGCTGTGGCAGACCTCTAATAGTAGCACTGAACAATTAAAAAAATTAAATAGTTTGTTCGCAACTGGTACAGACTTTCATATTTTAGTTATGAATGTAGAAGCTTTCTCTTATCCAAAAGCTACAAACTTTGCCATGCGTTTTTTAAATTCTCATAAGGCTATGGTGGCAATTGATGAGTCTACAACCATTAAAACTCCTACAGCGAATAGAACAAAAAATATTATTAAATTAAAAGAATTATCTAAATACAGAAGAATTTTAACTGGTTCTCCAATTACAAATTCACCACTGGATCTATGGAGTCAGGCTCAGTTTCTTGATGCATGGCTCTTAGGGTTTGATTCGTATTGGGCGTATCGTGCACATTATTGTATTATGAAAACTATGAACTTAGGTTCAAGGACAGTTAGTGTTCCTGTTGGACCCAATAGAAGAAACATACCAGAACTAGAGGATAAAATAAAAAAATTTAGTGAGCGTGTTTTAAAAGATGATTGTTTAGATCTTCCTAAAACAACTTATGTCACCAGAGAAATAGAACTTACGGGTGTGCAAAGAAAACTTTATGATGAGATGAGAAGATACGCTATTTCAGAACTTGAAGGTAAAGTTTGTTCTACATCAACCGTTATGGTGCAACTATTAAGACTACATCAAATATCGTGTGGGTATCACGCAACAGACGATGGAAAACCACAACAATTACCTTGTAATAGGTTGACCGAACTTATGGATATTATTTGGGAGCTGTCTGGTAAAGCGGTCATCTGGTCCTATTATCAAAAAGATGTTGAAAGAATTATTGAAGAAATAAAAAAAGCTCATGGAGAAAATTCTGTTGTAGACTATTACGGACTTACTCCGCAAGAAGACAGACAAGACAATATAAAAAAATTTCAAGAAGACCCCGAGTGTAGATTTTTCGTAGGCACAACACAAACTGGCGGATACGGAATTACTTTAACAGCTGCGAGCACAATGATTTATTATTCTAATGGTTATGATTTAGAAAAAAGATTACAATCAGAGGCAAGAATAGATCGTATCGGTCAGGAAAAACCTATGACTTATATTGATTTAGTTGCTGGTGATACAATAGATACCAAAGTACAAAAAGCTCTTCGTGATAAAATGAATATTGCAAGTGAGGTCATGGGCGAAGAATTAAAAGCTTGGATTTAAATTTTTTTCTTGACACAATATTTAGTGGGTGTGGATAACTAACCACAACATTTTGTGTCAAGAAGTTTATTTTTCATTCTTTGTAGATTTTTCTTTTAATTAAAATTTTTTTATTATATAATATCCCATACTAAGAAAGCGAGGAAAAATAT